AAGAGTTTTATGACTTTATCCGTATGGCCGAGTCTTGAAAATAAAACCGCAAATCTAAATATATACGTGGCAACTAAAAAAACTATAGATGGATTTGGATTTGAAAAAGCTATTTTAAAAGTATGCAGCCTAAGAGAAAAAAATCTCTTAGGTCCTGCTACTAAAGCTGCTGAAGACCCTGAAACTGGTATTGTTATTAAACAAAAACCAGCTTTCTTCGTTATTAAAGATTGTGCTTCAATTGCTAAACGTTATATGTTTTTATTATGTTACGGTTCCTTAACAGACCCAATTGGACAACTAAAAGGTAAGGTAAGTGTAGAAGATATTGAAGATTTTGTATCAAGAAGCCGTAATAAAGCTAACTATGAAACTAGACAATTACTTAATTTAGTTTTTTCAGATATTAATAGTTATATACCAGGGTTACGTGAATCAGGAGCTGATGAATTAGATATAAATTTTGATACAATTGATGAAGAAAATGTATACGGTGATTATGAAGATTTAGGTAATGAAAGACTTAAAGAAATGGAAAGTCGTATAGAGATAGAAAAATCAAAAATAGATCTTAATAATGATCAAGCTGTTGTAGATAAGTTAGTTGAAGTGTTTGTATTAGATTAATATTCAATATAATTTAACAAACTTTTTTTACCAGCCTTTCCTCGTAACATTAAATTAAATGCTATAGTAACTCTATAATTCTCCCCTGGGTGTTTTGATACTGCATGCTTTAACCAACTTGGAAATAATATTAAAGTACCAGATGTTAAACAAGGTATAACATTAGTGGTATAATATTTTGAACCCGGGTTCTTAGTTGTTGGTTGTATTACAAAATTTTGCATTATAGGGTTCATAAAAATTGTCCTACCAGGTACTGGTGTATTAAGCTTTAAATTTTTATCTACTTCATCATCTTGTAATACAAATATACCGCTTAAAAAACTATTAGGGTGAAAATGTTCACCATTCTCTCCATTTTTACTATAAACGTTATACCACATCATAGTAATTTCAAAATTTTCTACATCAATATTTGTATTATCGCAATATGTATAAGCACAGTCAAAAATTTCATCTACTAAAAATTCAAATTTTTTATTTTTATAAATATCGTCACTAGATTGGTAGGTGTTAATATCATTAGTTTTACAAAATGAAATAACATTATCTGCAGCTTTTTTATCTTTACATTTAGTTTTCATTTCACTTAATATAACATCAAGTGATTGTTTTGTTATATCAGGGGAAATAGTAAAGAAATTTATAGGTACAGGAAAAAATTCTAATAATTCGTTACGTTGTGGCACATGATTATTATAATTTATTCTTCTTCTTTATCAACATCAATAAGTTTATCTATTTTTGAAACAAAATCTTTACCTACTAATACGGGGTATTCATTTTCGGATCTATCAGCTATAGAAAAAGGCACATCCTTATATTTCTTATTATCAAAAATAATATCAAATAAAACAACCGGTCTTTCTTCTTTATTTCCAGAACCAATATGTATAATTACTTTATCTACGACTTTCTTTTTTAATTTTTTATCGTTTACAGTTTTAATAATTATATTATCACCACGTTTGCTTATAATATCACCATGTAATACATTATAAGCTCCGTTGCCTGAATCTACTTTAGCATGAATTTCACCAATATCTTTAATTTCGATAGGTTCTACTAAACCTATCACATCGTTATCAGCTATTTCATTTAAAAAATAGTTTCTATATATACTGTTAAAGTTTTTATTCATCAGATTTTCTCGATTCGAGAATATTTTTTCTTTCATCTCTTGCTAATTTTACTAAATCAGCTAAAGCTTTACGAGCTCTAGTAGATGCTGATTTATTATTTTTTTCGGTAAATAAATCAATATTCTTTACGTAATTAGCAACTATTTCTAAGATTTCTTGTTTTTTTGAATCAGCCATAACAATAATTAATGTTCTTATTATATTTATCTAGATAAGTTGATAATATCAGAAAATATTAAATAATAGGTACATGAAGAAACTTATTTTTTCTGTGATGTTGGCTGCTCTTACTATTAACGGTAATGCGCAGGTTAGTGTTGACGCTGGGTATACCTCCGACTTTACTATCGCAGGTACTGCTAGAGCTGAAGATACAGCTTACTTAGGTATTACTGGAATTAAAGAAATTAAAGCAGGCTTACATGCATATGCTTTTAATTATTTTGTTCCCGGTAATAGCTGGTCTGGAGCTAGAAACGGTGCACTTGATGCATCTCAAAATCATGCCGGTGTTGGATTGGCCAAAAAGGTCGATACAGTTGCTGGTAAGTCTTTGGGAGCTTTTGCTTTCAGAGCTGATGCTCAAGCTGTTTATCACTTGGTTAATGGTCCTCTTGGAGATTCATTTCAATATAGTTTTGGACTTACTTTTGATAGCCTCCCTGTTTTAGGGCAGGTTGCTGATTTAAGTGTTACCTATATGGAAGATGTTGATCTTGCAATGGATGGTTTCCAATTCGAGTTAAGCAGAAGTTACAGTGTAATCGAAAACGTGAGTGTTACACCAAAAGTTGGGGCAATTTTCCTTGACAACAACGAATCATATTATGCTGGGGTGAAAGTTTCATATGATAAGTATGATATTAAACCTTATGTAGGTGTTCGTTATATGGATAATGACTTTGGTGGTATTTTAGCAGTTGAAGATGACGTTCAATGGACATTGGGTGTTAAATACAGCTTCTAATATATGGTAGGTTTAAGGCCCGCTTCGGCGGGCCTTTTTTTATGCATCTTCAAGCCAGTTTGCAGAAGCAAAATATAAACCCGAACCTGATCCGCTCTTAAGAGGTGTTACAAAAATATGATATTCATCGGAATTACCTTGAATATCATGCCCGAAAGTAACAAAACTTTCTTTTAATGTAGCTAAATCAGCAGCATTATCTTTAGATACAAAGTATGTTGCAAGAACTTGACCACCACTAATATATTCAAAACCACTACCGCCTACACCGTAAGCTACAGCCGAATCTTGAATTGATTTTAAAGTAAATGTACCGGTATATGAAGGATTTCTAATTATTCTAATTCTAGTATCAATATTAGAATCAGTATTAAGAACGCTAAAATCAGAAGGAGTAACAACAGCGTTTAATCTTGTAGATGATAAAGCTAACATCATGATAGAACATTCTGTTTTAACTGGAATAGAAATTTCTACATTACTTGTTTCTAATGCGGTATCAATTGAACGTAACGAACCTTGTTTACTAACACCACCTTCAGAATTAACATTAGCACAAATTTGTAATAATTGGCCGGGTGTTGAACCGTTTTGTCTTATTTCAGCTCTTATAGGTAAGTTAGGATTTTGAATAAAAACAGAACTAATAGCATTAGCATTAGTAACTTGATGACAATAGTAAGTTAAACCATCAACAACAAAACCATATCTAATTCTACCTACACCTAACCATTCAAAATCGATAGTAAATATCTGAGATTTAGTAAAATCTAATGTTATACCGCTCGCTCCATTACCATCCATTGTATCAATGTTCCAACTACTTTGAGGTACAGTAATATCAGCAGCGTTACCGTTATAATTTGATACATTTACAGAAACAACATTATTACTATTTTTAAAATAAACACCATTATACTGATCGTAATTACCAGACGTGTTAGATTTGTATGCACCGTAAAGCATGTCTATATCATCACCACCACTTAATATTCCAGTAAAAAGAAACTGTTGTGATTTACCTGGTTGATACCCAAAACTTTGAAATGTTTGTCTTATAGCATAATCACCACTGTTAACGGTATACATTTTAGTACCAGAATCACCAGAACTAAAAACACAAGCTCCTCCACCATTACCAAAATCATCGTATACAAAATCTCTCTTACTGTATAACTGTTTTGCTGAAAATATTGCAGTAGGGTTACTAACTCTTAAACGACCAAAAGCATCTATAGCACCTCCGTCACCAAATGGTACGGGGTTGGTTTGTGATTGACCTATATCGTATGTTAAAACTGCTGTTTTAGGAAAAACCTGAGTTTTAGTAGTAACAGGATTAGTTGAATCCCAAACTGCAGTTACAGGGGGAAAATTTGTATCATTAATAATTTCAACAAATTTTTGATATTCATAGGTTTGGTAACCACCATTTAAAACTGTTCTAAGTGACATATTATTTCTTCTTCCAATTTACTCTTTTAGAGCTTTTCTTTTGATACATTTTACCTTTAATACTTTTACATGCGCTTTTAGTAGGTCTACATGCTGGGTAACTACCACCAGATTTTTTTGATTTACGTCCACACGGTCCCCCAGTCTTACAGTTTACCCAACCGTTAAACTTTTTACCAGTCTTTGGATCTTTTCCACCTCTCTTAAACCATTGATGCAAATTATCTGAAGCTTCGTAAAACTGTTTAAAATTCATTATTTTTTCTTCCAAATTTTACCTTTACGACATCTAACTATGGCGCCTGACTTATATGCAGATGTTTTACTACCATAAACAGAATCAGCTCTTTGTTTACAACGATCTTCAGCTTCTTCAGATTTTACCGCTCTTTGGTTGTTTCTAGAACCAAACATTTGAATAGTTTTTATAATATATACGCGTATTTGTTCTTTCTGTTGTGGTGTTAAATTATCAACATAAGGGGCTATTTTATTAATTACTTGATCTGTGGCATACGGTACGGTGTTTTCACCGGATTTACGTGTGCCAACCACAAAATCCCTAACTTTTTTTAATTCCGTATCAATTATAGATAAAATACCAGAGTCAATCTCTTCTTCTTCGGATTTTATCATTTTTTTAGCTTCATTATCCTGTTGTTTTATTCTTTTAATATTTTCTGTTGGAAATACAGGATGAGCTTCTAATAATTTTTCTATTTTATTGTTAAATGTATTCATTACCAATTTTGACATGAAAGTTTCTTAGCTGTACCGGGTTTTGCAGAAGAACATTTGTGTCTTGCTCTAAAGCTTTTACGTCTTTTAGGATTACTCTTCTTAATGCGACTATTAGGGTCTCCGTAATGGACCCTTTTGTATCCCTTACCGGAAGGATTCTTTACACACTTCATATACTTCTTACTCTTAAGGTAAGAGCTAGCTTGTTTCGTAGCTTTCGTGCATCTAGAACCTTTTTTCTCTAAAATATTACATAACTCAAAATCTTCATCCATTAATTTTAAAAGAGAATCAAAATCCATACAAGTATTTATAAATATATGTATGAATAAAGACGAAAAGAGTTTAATTGAACTCTATGAAGCAACACTTTCACCCCTTAATGGTGTTGGCTTAGGTCCTCATGCTCAAGATTCTGCTGGTGGATTAGGTAGCCCCACTTTAACAAAAATTGAAGTAGAAGATGAAGAAAAAGAGCAAATTGATGATCATGAAGTTGACATGGCTAAATCCGAACTTTATAAATTAGCAGAATATGCTCCTAAATTACTCGATCTTATTAAAAATTATGATGAGTTAGAAGGTTGGGTTCAAGCTAAACTTACCAAAGCTAGTGATTATGTTTCTGATATCTATCATTATTTAAAATATGAAGATGAAATGAACGTTCATAGTCATCAAGTAGACGAACCTTCTCCATGTGAAGTTGCTGCAGCAGAAGAACCAGGGGTTGAAGTTGAAGTAGTTGCTGATGATGAAAAAAAAGCTATAAATGATGAAGTTATTAAAGCTTTAATGGGTAGGTTTTAAAAACTATAATTAAATTTATCTAACTCGTCTTTACACCTTGTTGTAATAATATCAATACCCTGCTGATCATACATATCTCTATAGTCAGCAGGGTATTCTAAATCAAATATATTGCCTTCTCTTCCGTTCTTATCAGTATAGTCTTTTGTGGAATTAGTTTTCATTAACTCAATTTTATTGTATTCAAATTTATCTAATAAAATATTAAAACTATAATCTAATTCTTCAAATTTAAACCATTCATCATTCATAAAGTTAGGATCTTGAAAAGTTACAGTCGACTGCGGTACGTAAATATTTTCTAAGTAGTTATTAAAGTTTTTATAATCTTCTTCATCTACTCTATTTTTATGAATATCTTTGTGCATTTCTTTCGACCATCTATGTCGATTTATAACATGAAAATATAAACTCACAGCATGGCTAAATGGGTTTCTAGTAAAACAAAATTTATAATAGTTTTTAACCTTACTATACACTTCAGGAAACCTGTTAAGTAATTCTGTATATGAGCCATGCATACCCATAACAATATTCCACTTTTCTTCTTCTAATGGTTCTCTTCCTAATAATGCCTTCATTCTGGCTATAGTCATATGAAAAGATGTACCGCCAGTTTTCATTACATGATAAAATGCGGCTTTTTTAGAATCGTTAACGTGCACTAAAAAATTTAATCAGAAGGTAGATTACTCAACTCACTATATACATATTTTAAAACTTCTTCGTTATTAGCTAACTCGTTTGGAACAAAAGTTTTTAAGTTTTCTAAACTTAAATTATCAATAATGTTTCGAAAGTTGCTTGCACTTACTTCTCCACTATCATCACTCACAACATCAGCAACTTGCACATTAACACTGACACCTTCTGGAGTATGTTTGTCTATATTATTGTATCTAGCTTTATCATCTCCTTTACCTCCAACGCCTACTAATATTTGATCACCAGGTGTTGCATAATTTTTAATAAAGTCATAAACTTCACCAACAGCGTTTTTAGCAGTAGTTACATTTACGTTTCGTAAACCTATTGCATTTATATAAGCTTTTAAAATATCAGCTGCAACGTTACCAGGTATATATTTACCACCTGGAGTGTATCTTCTTGATTTAGGGGATGGTTCTGTAACAATTACGTTTACTATTCCTTCTGGTCCTACCATTTCTTTAAACCTTTTTATTAATTCAACGTGACCTTTATGAGGCGGTTTAAATGATCCGGGAAATAAAACTATTTTTCTAGTAGCTTGCTCTTTTAAGAAATAGTCTTTAAATGTTAACATCAATAATATTTAATTAATATACCAATCAGAATAAAATTCTTTAAACTTTTGATTAAAGATATTATAAACATTAAGAACAAAATCATTAAACAATATATCTCTATTATAACTAGCTAAAGCATCAGGATCTGCACACTTACCTAATATATCAAAGTTTATATCTAATGGTATATTATCTAAAAACTCCTGTAACTTTTCGTTAAATAAAATATCAAATATAAAAAATTCAACATTATAAAATTTTTGTAAAAGAGTAATAAAAAAATGATATTTAGCTTGTCTTTTAGATTTATTATAATCCTTAAATTCATTTTCCATATATTCATCTATTGATTGACGAATCATATATTCGGTTTCTTTTTTATCAAGTTTTACTTCAAAAAATCTTGGTTCTATTTTGCAAAGTTTACGAGTTTCAAACATTGATACATTATTTTTTTTAATAACATAATCATTAGCTCTTGTTATTTTAATACTAGGTGTTACATTTATACCTGCTTCAACATCTCTAATTGTATTATAGACTAACCCATCCATTGATACAAGTATACCTTTATGATCTAATACTAAATCAGTTAAACTTTCATCACCATAATGAACATCTTTTAATGATAAATTCTTACTATCATTTAAAACTTCAAAAATAGTTGGTCTTATACTCGTATATAAGTTACCATAAAAAATTAAATTGTATGGATTGATATTTCTCTTATTTCTTTTTTCCCATTCTTTATCAAAAGTGGTGTCTTTTAAGTTATAAAGCTTAGAAAAAGTTTCGCACAAAAATCCTTGTTTACAAAAATTAAACTCTTTAAAACGTTTAAAATTTTCGTCTTCTTTTGGTACATTATGACCTATAGAATGGTAAGTAATATTAGGTATATTATCATACTCATAAAACCAATCTACTACATCATGTATTTCTTTATAATAGAAGTTTTGTTCTTTTTGAATATAAACTATAAACTTATCTAAAGGTATATCTAAACTATATATAAAAGTTTTAAACTCAGGATAATAATTATTAACGTAAGCTTCAGGTATAATAATCTTTTTAGGTTTTAAATCAGTAATTAATTGTTTAAGTTTATCAAAATTAATTTTGTTTATTCTACCACCCTGAGCTGGTGGTATATAACCACCTATATTACATTCAAAAAGATAGGGTCCAGAAGATGTGAGTAATACTACAATGTCGTAGTTAAAAATAGTACAATCAGCTCTAAAATAGTTAATTGAGGGATCAATCTCAACAAATGAAGACATATAGTTACTTAACTACTTTACCTTTAAATCCAGTACCACCGGGGTCTTTACTACTTCTTGGATTTGTAAAATAAGAAGAAAAGTCCATATTACCGTTACCCATATTAGCAGCTGGTGCAGATTGATCATCTTCATCTTTTTTAATTGAACGATTAGAAGCTAAAGCTCCACCCATACCAGATAAAATAAATTCACCTGTAATTTTTATAGAATTAGGATTACCTAAACCGTCTTTACCATAATCAATATGAGAAATAACTATACCTTCATGACTGTCTGCATCACCATATCTTTCGGTAGTATAATTTTTAAGCAATTCATTACCCAATTCTTTAGTTAGGTGATATGTTAAAGCTCCTGCTATAGCAGTATCAAAATCTTGTTCGTCGTAGATTTGATTTAAAGGTGTTTTATCGGAGTTTAAAATATTAATATAATTTTCTTTACTTACAGCTCCTATAGACTTACCTTGTTTATTAGTAATTCTATTTAATTTGGGTATATGATTGTAATTTTTTATATACTCTTTTAACTTCATTGAAAGAGTGTTATCTCCTAATTTTATAGAAAAATTCTGATTAAGCACATTATCAAAATTAGGTATGCCTTTCTTAGTAGCATATATACCGGTTTCTACATCAAAACCATATTTTTTAGCAATAGGTTTTACTTTTTCTCTCAAACTATCTAAAGCATCATGATCATAATCTACAGTACGAGAAACTGATTTATCTTTTGTTAATTTACCTTTATCATCCTTAAAAATACTTGGTTTTAATTTAGAAGGTCTTGTTATATTTCCTTGTCTATCCTTTTTTTCGTAAAATTGATTTATACCATGAAAAGCAATAATTTTATTTTCACCATAATTAATTACATTTTCAGTACCTTCAATATATTCGGTGTTTATAAATCTTGAAGGGTCATCCCATAATTTTAAATCTTTAAGTTCTTCTTTAATATGTGGAATAGATTCATTCATTATCTTTAATATGGTACCACCTTTTCGTACCATACCGTGAATTTCACCGGTTTGAGGATTAGCAGGAAATCTGGTAGATAAATCATTTATTGTAATACCCTTTACATCTATTTCTTTTTGTGAACCTCTATCTAATGCAAATTGTTTATTATCATCTTCACCAATAACTTTTAAACTTAAATTAACACCATCAAGTTTAATAGTTGATTGACCTTCTTCTAATTTTTCATCTGCATCTTCAAATGTTTGTACCAAGTCAGATAAGGTTGTAACTTTAGGTAAATCAAAAGGATGCATCATATGACCTGCTGCACCACCTTCGTTTACAACCCTTAAATATTTTTCAAAAATTAATGATTGGTCGTTCATACGTTTAATTTAATTGCTACACCTTTTGATCTCGAATCAATACTCAAACCAACACTTAATTTGTTTTCATCAATTAATCTTTTTACTACATTAAAAGTGTAAATAAAACGGTCTTTAACTGATTCGCCTTTAGGCATAAGTGGAAATCCATTCATTGTTTCATCATTCATGAATAAAATAATTTTAAATTTTTCATGTTCTTTATACATTGAAATTTGTAAAGCGCCAATAATAGCTCTTAAAAGATTATCATCTCTTTTTCTAGCTAATGATCTCATTGTTTCTAAATCTAATATTTGATCTAAACCTGCTTTAAAATCTTTTGTGTTAAATTTAGCTTCACTTGCTAATTCTAGAAAAGCGGTAATAAGTTCATCTTTAGAAAAGCCCCATTCATTAAGAAAGAAATTTTTAATAACTGGGTCAGTAGTAGACGATTCATTATCTTTTCCAGTTACGACTTTATTTTCATTTGCATTAATGTAATCTCTTAAAGAATTAAAATATTTTGAAACTCTATTAATTACAGTATTGTATGAAGTTTTGTTTACAATCTTAGGTAAAATCCTAACTAAATCGTTTTTTAATTGAAATTCTAAATCATTAGCGTCTTTAAGTTTAACTTCACTATCGTTATCAATTTCATTAATGAAATCAGAAACCTCTTTAATACTATCAGAAGTACCTTCTTGAAATTTACTATCTACTGTTTTAATAATTTGATCTAAGTAACTTGATAAATCATTTCTAGTTTTAACTAATATTTTATATTTGTCTCTAATTTCACTACCAGTAAATACGTCTTCACCTTTTAAATCTTTTAACATTTTAGGTAATGTTTTCATAGCAGCGAATGCATTACCAGTTTTACCGGGTCTACCACTTAACCCTTTTAATTCAACATCACCAAATCCTGGAAAATATAAATCACCTACATCACCTTTTATTGCATTAGAAAACATAGTAATTGCAATTTCGCCTTTTCCAACACCCACGTTATTAATAGTGGGGTTAATTAAACAAATATCTTGAATAGTTTCATGTGGGTTAGAAAAAACAGACTTAACTGCATCTTCTAACGGGTCAATAATACTAAATGTTTCTTCATTTTCAGCAGCTTGTACCATTGTATCTAAAAACAATGTTTTATTTTTCTTTTGTGATGCAAATTCTTTAAGTTCTGCATTTCTTACATCAGAGGTACTTTCTACAGCTTCATTTACTGGTCCTAAAATTTTCTGAATGTATTCTTTTTCGTTTGAACCTTTCCAATCACACTTAACAAGAATGTCATTCAGAATTTTTACAGTTCCTTCACTACTGTTTAATATTTTTCTTTTTAACTTTTCAGCAGTATCGTCATCGATAGATCCAATAACTTTAGGTTGTTGGTCGTCATCGGTTTGAAAGAAAACTTGTACACGTTCCCGTAATAAAGGTTGAATTTTTTTACCTAAAGCGTTTTCTGAATAAACATCAAGTAGTGATTTATATTTGCTCATATTAATAATCTATATCAGGGTCATCAGAGTATGTATTAATAAAACTTTTCAATGCCATTAATTTTTCTCTTCCGTTATCCTCATTAATTTCGTCATCTAAAATAGACGAAGGAATAGTTCCTTCTGTTGGTTCTAAAACTAAAGCTTTACGAATTAGTCTTATAAGTTCAACTTCACCAGCTGATGTAAGTTGTCTTACTTCAGGTTCTGGTTCTTTAATTGTTTCGGTTTCACGTGCTGCAAGTACTTGTTCTCCACCAGCTGGTAGTTGTTCAATACCAGGCATTGCCGGGGCAGCTTCAGATAAAACATAATGTTTATTCTTAATTATTTTAAAAAATTTGCTTTTTATTTTCATTAAAATTTTCCTACAGGTAGTGTTTTTGTTTGTAAAGCTTTATCCATCTTGTCAGAAAGTTCTTGGGTTCGTTTCCTATATAAATCAACCCCTTTATCCATTAATTGTTTTCTGCCTATCACCGCTTCTCTTGCTTTACCTGCTGATGTACCAAAAAATGTACCTATCTTTCCACTTTTTGCAGCATGAGCTTCGACATCTGCCTCGAAGTCATATGGATCATTTTTCAATTCTATAGATGCTTCTTCCTCATCTTTAACAGGTTGTTTGAGTAATTCATCTACTTTAAAATATAACTGACCACTTACAATACTTTTAGCATCGAAATCAGGATTAGGATTTTCTTTAAGTCTATCAATAGCAAGACCCACAACTTGATCATCAATTAAAATATTTTTAATTTTTTCTAATGTGTTTCTACTTATTGAAACTGTTTCTTCATCTTCTGAAACGTAGGTATTATATCCTTCTCTTAAAGCTTGATCAAACTTCATGTTATTATTTATTTAAAAGCAATCTGTTTAGTTTTCATATTGTTAAAATACTCACCTGATAGAAAAGTTAAATTATTTTTAACTGCAAACTTTTTAACTTTTTGAAATGTAAAATTTTCTACTTTAAAATTATTAATTGTATTAACTATTCGAATCAATGTACCTCTAGCTCTACCGTCATCTTTATCTAATAAATGTTTAAAGAAATCTAAACTTTTACTTGAGATAACAACTTTAATAGGCAAAAGTCCACGAATCTTAACCAACATCAACGTTATTAATTTCATATATTGGCTTTCATCTAGATAATTCAACACTTCGCTTTCGTAAAATTGGGTGTTATTAAAGTAAAGTACAAGTTTATTATCAGTTTTTACCGAATTTAAGTAATCTACAGCTTCTTTAATGGTATAGTGAAGTATTAATTTTCTACAATCTTTGGATAAATCGTAAAGTGAGTCAAGTAATTGTAAATTATGTAGTTCATCTAGTAGATTTTTTTCAAAACTACGGTGAATATCCTGAAAATCTATAAGAGTAACGTTATATTCGGGTAATTTTAAGCTCACGTGGTGATTATAATAAGTTCTCTAACACTTTCAACTTTTTTTAACCTTACCTATACGCAAATTAATAATACCATTATAGAATTTATCCTCATGCAGTAAAACATCGTGGTCAAACTGTAATTTAGCCTCGTAGTATGCTAATTCTGACTTAGAACAACAAAATCTTACTATTTCGAAGTGAAATTTATCTTTACCGTACTCAATAAGGTCATGATTAACTTTATCAGAAGAAGATGTATATGTTTTCCAATCTGTTTCTTTAATAATGTGTCTGCGGCGTGATTTACCTTTAAGAGGAGGAAGTTTTGCTACTTTTCTAGCTTGTTTTTTTCCAATATATTTTTTGCCAGTGATTGTATTGGTAATAATATAGATAAAACCAAAGAAGTCCTCGGGTATTTCTTCTCTTAATCCATTATAAGTCCAATGCCCTAAATTATCAACTGTCATTTTTTGGTTTTCTTCTTTTTACGCTTCTTTTTCTTATTGCGTCTTTGAACCGCACCTAAAACTTTAGGTATTCTAGAATCGCCTGGAGCGTAAAAATCACCAGAAAATTGTGATGACGTCCATGTACCTAAAGCCCCACCGGGTCCAGCTACATTACCATCTTCGTCAAGCAATTTTAAAAAAATATTTTTAAATGTTGACATTAATAGTATTTATAGCATAATCTATTTAAATGTCTGATATAATAGATCAATACTCTCAAGAATTAACTGAACAGTTAGCTATTGATGAACTTAATCTTAAAGATTATGAACTCAAACTACCAGGTCGTAAGCACTTATGGGTTGGTCGACTTATGAGGCATAAACAACAACTTAATACCCATATAAGAAATAAGAAAAAACTTATTGAAAAACTTACTAAGTCTATTCAAGAATCAAGTAACGTTCGATTATCAGTACCTGCTGCAGAAAAAGTCGCGTGGAATACAGATCCTGTAAAAAAATTAAATGAAGAAATTGAACATGAAGAAATTATTATTGAATATCTTGAAAAGGTTGAAAAGATATGGCAAAGTGTAAGTTTTGATATAAAGAACATTATCGAAATACAAAAACTCGAAACCATGTAATGAAAAAACCTAAACTAATTTTATTTGATATTGATGGTGTGCTTACAGATGGTAAAGCATCTATTAATATAGATAGTATATTAACCCATAAACAATTTAACTATAAAGATATTACTGCTATTAGAAGATTTAAAAAGGAACTTGATATAGAAGTAGCTTTATTTACAGGTTGTAAAGAAGTAAATGCAAATTATGCTAAGTCTAAGAGAGTAAAACATTATTATGTCAATCCTAACGTTACTAATAAAGTAGAAAAGTTAGTACATATATGTAAATTAGATGGTTTAACTCCTTCTCAAGTTGGTTATGTTGGTGACGACTACCAAGACTTTGAAATAATGAAAGCTGTTGGGTTTAAATACTGTCCGTGTGATGCTATTTACGAAATAAGAAATATTAAAGGTGTAAATGTATTACCAATACGTGGTGGTGATGGTGTAGCTGACTGCGTTTTTTCAACAATCAAATATAATTTAAAGGAAAATGAATATTGTAATTCCAATGGCAGGAAAAAGTTCTTCTTTTTCTAATGAAGGGATAGAAACCCCAAAACCTTATATTGATATAAAAGGTAAAACAATGGTTCAAAGAGCATATGAATCATTAAACATTAATTCTAGTAAGGTATATTTTATTGCTTTACAAGAACACCTAAAGAATCATAACGTTGCAGATATTATAGGTTCATTTTGTACTAATGCTAAAATATTTTATTTACCAGAAGTGACATCCGGGCCAGCTGAAACACTCTATAAACTTAAAGGAATCATTCCAGATGATGAACCAATGTTGCAAACTAATGTAGATCAAATACTTGACTGGGATAGTAGTAGGTTTACTAAATTTATTTCTGAAACAGATCCTGATGCATGTGTTATTACTGTCAATACTTGTGATCCTCATTATAGTTACGCTAAGTATGGTCCAGATAGAATAGCAAGAGAAATAGTAGAAAAACAAGTCATATCAAATGACGGGTTGATTGGTACACATTATTGGAAAAAAGCAAGTTACTTTTTTGATTCATATGAAAAAGCTAAAGAACAAGGATTAAATTATAATAATGAACTTTATGTATCTTTAACCTTTAATCCTTTGATACAAGAAGGTAAAAAAGTTGTAGATTTTAAATTAAAACAATCTGAAAGACAAAATGTGGTAGGAGATGTACCATCATTACAAGAATATGAAGACAGACTCTGAATTAACAGTATTAGTTTTATCGTCCGATCCTTATCAACCAATTTTAAGAGTATGGGAAAGATATTTTAAAAAACATTGGCCTGATTGTCCATATAAAGTAAAAGCAGTTTGTAATAAAACACATTTTGAAAGTGATTTAATTAACTGGGTGGTTACCGACCATTTTATAAGAGAAGATGCTTCACATTTTAAACCAATGTTAGCAAGAGCATTAGAAAAGAAAAAGATTGATACAAAATATATTTTATTAATGGTGGAGGATCAAATTTTAGTTAAAGATGTTATTACAGATAACTTTAAACAAGCTATGAGTTATATGGATGAAAACGACATTACAAAAATGAGATGTTTATCAATGCCAAGTCCAGACGAACCATTAGATGTCGAAAAAGGTATTATTAATAACGATAATTTTGGTTTTATAAGTAAGAATAATGAATATAGAAATTCTTTGCAGGCTGCTATATGGAATACAGAAAGATTTTTTGAGTTATTGGTTTCAGTAAGAGAGGATTTTTCTGGATGGGTGCTTGAAACTGGAGAACATTTTCGCGATTATTCTAAAAAATGGAAATATATGTCCTGTAAACACGGTAAAGGTGGTACTTTTTTAGATAGATATGAGGGTATGGGTGATTCACCTTTACTTAACTATGTTGAATTGGTACGATGGGGTAAGTTTGATGCCCTTTATATAGATTTTTTTAGAGAAATGTTTAAAAAGGACGGGTTTTCAGTTGACTCTACTGCATATATAAATTTTGGTGCTGGGTTAAGTAAAGAAGAATTACCACAATAACATTGATACCTTTAGTTAATATTATATATTAACTGTAATGGCTCTTTTTAGTTACGATAAAAGAAAGAAAAAAGCTTATCTTAAAATAGATGAGATTAATCTAATAAGAGAACATTTTTCATACCCTAATGAAGGGGCTGTTTTTGCTAGGCGACGAGGCGCATGGTATATTCCTTCTCGTACCTATATTATAACCCCAGCTGGTCAATATGAAGTTGGTATGACCTTAGATATAATAAAGTTTATACGTAAGGAATTACCTAATGAACCTATTGAATTAGACGACACAATAAAGGACGTTATAAAACCTCAACTTAAAGGAGATAAAGTATCTCTTGCTTTGGAGTTACGTGATTATCAATCAGAAATTGTTGATGAGTGTATGAAGTTTGGTAGAGGTGTTGTTGTGTTAGCAACAGCTGGTGGTAAAACGTTAACTATGGCTAATCTTTTAGAGCGAGTTTTTAATTCCTGTAAGGATAAAGAGTCGTGGAAAGCATTAGTTATAGTACCTGATTTAGGATTGGTTAATCAAACATTTGATGATTTTGAAAAGTATAAAGTTTCATTTACACACGGTAAATGGACCGGTAATAACCCGGTCAATATCACCGATAACGTAGTTGTTGCAAATATTGGTATATTACAAAGTACTAAAAGTGATATTGATTGGATTAATTATGTTGATTTTCTTATAATTGATGAGTGCCATAAATTACGTAAAGGTAATAAAGTAAACAAAATAATTAAAAAGATAAACACTAATCACAAATTTGGTTTTACCGGTACACTACCTGATAACGATGCTGATTTATGGAACATTTTTGGTAAAATAGGACCTACAATATATCAAAAAGGTAGTTATGAATTACGATTGGAAAAATATGTTAGTAATGCATTAGTTCAAATAGTAAAACTGCATTATAAAAATAAACCTCGTTATTCATCTGAACTAAACGATCCAGGTGAAAGATATAGGCAAGAGTTTGATTTTTTGTTTACAAATACTTTTAGAAATAATATTATAGAAAAATTATCAACTGGAGTAAAAAAGAACACTCTTATACTCGTTGATTATATACGTCACGGTGAAGAATTATACAACGTATTAAGTAAAAATAAAGATAAACAAGTATATTTTATTCAAGGCGAAGTAGATGTTGAAGAGCGTGATAAAGTTAAAAGACTTATTGAAAGCAATGACAATATTATTTGTATTGCTATTAGTAAAATATTCAGTACTGGTATTAGTATTAATAATCTTCATTATATCATTTTTGCATCAGGCGGCAAAGCAAAAATTAAAATACTTCAATCGATCGGAAGAGGTTTAAGATTACATAAAGATAAATCTAAGTTAGTTATATTAGATATAGCAGACCAATTACGCTATGGTCAACAACATTCTGAAAAACGAATAGAGTTATACCATAAAGAAAATATTCAAACAAAAGTTGTTGACTTTAAAGAGAAATAGTTGAACTATTCGTTCCCTATTTTATTATAATGGTGCCATGCAGTCAAAAAAACCAAAAAATGGTCAAAAAATTAAACCTAAAAGTAAAGAGCATTATGTAAACTCACGTGAGTTTAAAGAAGCTATTGAAAAATACTATAACAGTGGTGATTGTAGTGATGAACTTGGTGATATGATTACTAAAATTGCTCATGGTTTAAGTTACGCTCCTAATTTTATCAATTATTCATATAAAGATGAAATGGTAGGTGATGCTGTCGTTAAAATGTTCACTGCATTATTCAATAAAAAGTTTGATCTTAATGCGATAGATAGTAAAGGTAACAAATATAACCCATTTTCCTATTTTACTACGATTGCATTTCATGCATTTATTAATCGTATTAAGAAAGAAAAGAGACACTTCGAAGCAGTTAACGAATATAAAGAGCGGGTATATGAAGAACTAATGCACACAGAAGAGGCCGAACAAAAAGTATATGTCCGGCCTGCAAATGAAGAAGAACTATATTATTAAGCAGATCGATATTCAGGTGCGGAATTTACACCATGGGTTTTAACTATGTCCCAAACTTTATAAAATTGAGTCATACTTTTTCTCTTTTCATTATCATCACCATAACATACAAATGCTGGGTCATCTTGACCGTCGTGTGGCCAATCGTCAAAATGTATAGTAAATGGTTTGCGTATTAAATTATATGCACTTAAAATAATCTCTTCGGTGAAAAAGTCTGACTTAGGGGGTCTAGTTGCTGCAAGTTTTTCTAAACCCTTTTCATAAAACTCAAATAGTTTATTAAATTCACTAGGTTTAAGTCCAATTAACCCTCCTACTAATTGTTCACTAATTATAGGTTCTTCAATATCGTATTCCTCTTTTAACAATTCACATAAAGTGCGAATATGGTGAGAATTATACCATATATTGTTATGTTTAAATTCAAACATACCATGTTTATTAATTAAAGCGTCAATACCTTTACCTATTTCGGGAGTATAAATGTTGTTTTTATTCCACGGCCAATAATGTCGCTTATCGAAGAAGTTATTAATTTCTACACCACCTTTACTAAACGGTGTTAGAGCCCAATGAGTTATACCAGAATCAATCCAACAAAAATTATCAGTATTAAAAGGGTTAAGATCAGCTACACTTTTTGTAAAATATAATTTTCTATGACATAAAATTTCGCACCTTGCATGAAAGAATCCAGGTTCATCCGGATTAGATTTTTTCCTTAATTCAGTTTGTTCAATTTGGTAATCAATGCAGGATTCTCTATGTTCTCTAATTATGTCTTTATACTTAAAATCCCCTAGTTCACTTTTAATTATTTTCCATCTTTTTTCACCCGTTACAGAAGTTAAATATTCTAGATATCTTTTAACTTTAGGGTAACCTCTATCATCGCAATACACAACTATTGGTAATCCAAAGTTATAGATATTTTGTAATGATGAAAAATAATATTGTTCTTGCCAACTTCTTCCCCCTAAAGGCCCTTCTCTATCGCTATAATAAGTTGATGTAACTAGTGTGGTACTCATGGATTTTATCTTGTTATATTATATTATTTAAACAGTGAAAGATCTCTACTTCAAACAATCTAAGATTTGTTGTATATCCGATATT